CCTTAACAATAGGCACTCCCTCTGCTATCTCTGTTTCAGTATAGTAACGATTATCAAGTTGTCCTGCGTCAAGTTCGGTCTTGCTATATGCCGCACTTGGCAATCCTGCTAATTTGGACTTTTCTGTGTCCGTATAAGCATTTGTGTTCGCGTTGCTTTCATATAAGGTCTTGACTTCGCTAGCACTTAATGCGTCATGAATCTTGATGAACGTGCTACCAGTCCAACGATATGTTGAAGTATTGTCGCCGCTTGTCTCATCGGCTGTAACTATGTATAAAACCGCCGTGCTTTTTGCAGCTTCAGCTTCTAACAAAGCGTAAGTTGCATACTCTGCGAAGTCATCATAAGCATTTGGAACTTGTGAAGCCGGAACTTTGCCACCAACTAAATCGGCTTTGGCCGCTAATAATGTTGCGTGGGCGTCTGAAGCTGCGTCATGAGTTGAAATATCAGTTGTGATTTGTGTTTCTACTTGCGCTTTATTGACTACGTCAGTATTATCAACACCATTTGCTAGTCCAGTAATCTTATTTGAACCCATAGCGATGTTGCCAGCCATTGTGCCACCGGCTTTTTTCAAGTAGGTAGTATCAATAGGATTACCGTCTTTATCACCTGTTGCTTTAGGTACTATGGTTGTGCCATCTTTAATGTCATCTATTTCACTATCAAGTTCATCAATAGCACCTTTAACAGTGGTTGCTACCATACCGGAAACTGAGTTGTCATATGTTATGTCTTGAGTCCCTTCTTTGATAGCGTCTATTGCTGCGGTTACAGTAGTTAGATCCGTATCGTTTAGATATCTGTTCCAACCAGAGAAACCAGTATCAACTGAAGAATTGACAAAAGCATAATATAACCAATCGCTTGCTGTTGAACCCCTCGCTACTAACTGCGCTCTTTTTGCCGCCGTTCCAGTTTCGTCTTTAAATTGAAGTATCAACAAGACATCGCTTGCACCTGCAGCCGGTAAATCACTCAAGGTAATGCAATCATTAAGAATATGCGCCACAGTTTCGAACGCATAACCCTCTCCAGACAATGCTGCGTAAACTGCGTCAACGTATTCAGCAGTAGTCATAGTCCCTGTGAGTTCTAGTTCGCTTGCTTTGTAATAACCTTTCATCAATTTATCTAATTTCAAACTGTTCAAAATATTGTAATTGGAAATCAATGTATTGTATTGAGTAGTTGTTATTGTTTCTTCGCTTGCAGGAGTTCCGACCGATACAACTTGAGTTGCTGCGCCATACGCTTGAGTAGTTGAAGCTGTTTTGAGTTGCGGAGTAAAGGTTAGAGTTCCGGCTTGTTCGCATACCCAGCGATCAACAACTAATTTGTAGTAGATATCTGTGCCACTTACGATAGCGGTCGCTGCTAAAGACGCCGGGCTTCCATCAGGTCTTTCAACGTTTACTGTGCAAGACTTGTCGTAAATGGTTGAACTAGTCAAACCATTAGCGAAGTGAGCGACATCTGCACCAGAGCCGAAATACAAGGCTAACGACTTAGAATCATCATCGCCTTGCACCCAAGTTTCGTTGCCGGTATCTTTACCGATATATTGAAATGTAGTTAAGTTATAATAGAGTTTAATCATTTTTTAGCCTCCTGAGATTTTGAAGTTTTGGGCTTTTTAATCACTTCATAGCCAACGTTCATTTTCCCTTGATTTTTCGCCGCCACAATAATCACCTAATCTATGGTGTAAGTTACGGTATTAAGCCTTAATATTTCGCCGTCATCTAACACAACTTGTGTAGCGAAAGGAAATTTGGCCACGCAATCATCAACATTAGATACCGCAACGGTCGAAGAATATAGCACAACGCCTTGAATAGTTATGGTTGCGCCTGAATTTTCAATATCAACGGCTGCTGAATTTGTTAGAACGCCACCTGAAGCCGCACCCCATGTAATTGTTTGGGCAAGAGCGGTTGATATGCCAAAAACCCCACTGCCTACATAGTAATATGGCGCTACTTTGTCGATTGCTCCACCAGTTTTGATCCAATTTAAAATCTTGTTCTTGTTTCCTTCGTTCATTTTCTATACCTCTTCCTTCAAGTCCACTATGACTTGATTATTATTGTTAAACAATTTTTGAATATGTCATACCTAATGACAATGTGTTGTTATACGATATGATACTGTAATTCTTAATCTCTAGTTCTGAATAAGTGGCGTTAAAAATCAGTTCGTTACTGAATGAAACATTGTAATTATAAACTTCCAATAAGCTATGACTAACGTCAAGTGTTAAAGAGTTAGAGAATTCGGCGCTTTCTAGGAAGATTTCAATTACTATATAGTCAACATCTAGTAAGCCTTCATTGCTAAAGTATGCTTGCTTAACTATGCTGTCAACAACTTCTTCTAAACCCCCTGATAACTTGTTCAGATAAACGCTAGTGTTTGTTCCGTTGTTGGCAATGTAAATATTGCCGTCATCATCGCATATAGCCCATGAAGCAAACTCCGAAGTGTCTATTGAACTGTCAGGCGATGAAATGTAAATCCGATTTGCTGTCTTTGTAAATGCCAAGTGAGCCGGATCAGCTATCGTCCCTTTGGCGATTTGGTCGCCTTTGCTATAGGTCAATGTCGCACTATAAGCAACGTAGAGCGTTTTATCTGTAGATTCTGCATATACCAACGGATTATCTTTGAAAAAGCAATGCCCCAAGAATATGCCGGCATCGGAAAGAAAGTTGAATTGAATGGTTTCGGCCGTGATTTCTCGATTATCTTTAAAGCGATAACCAAAATATTCATAAACAAAATCATTGGAATCAAGTAAGGTTACATCGATTTCTGGAAGTTGCCTAGAATAACCTAAAGCTTCGCCCCATTGCGGTCCTAAAGTTATACTGCTTTGATTTAATACCGGTATTGCATACTTCTTATATAACCTTGCGTTCAAGAAATCAAAGTTGCCGTTATTATCTGTGTAAGGAACGGTCTTGACCGCTATGTAATTATTGAATATTTGTTCGTTTTTGGTCGTTTGATAGCCAGCGCTGAAGTTGTCATACATTTTATATGTCAACAACACTGATTTGTTTGTGTAGTAAGCCGATGGCGAAATACCTATTCGCCCACTAGAAAAGTTGGCCTCGTTAAAAAACCTTAAATAAATAAGTTTTATATTTTCGCCAGCTTCACCAAACTTGAGCATATGATTTTCTATTAAACTCGAACTTGTATAATCCGTTTTTTGAAATATCAAATCATATTCGTTTATATGGTTGCTCTCAACTGAGTCTTTTGCTGATGCTAGAGCAGTGAAACGCCTTTGTGATTTTAGCCCGGTGTAAAGGTCTTTCAATACATAATATTTGTTGAGAGTTCCTTTGAAGTTGATATATGTATCATAGATAGCATATTCTCTTTCTGATAATTTGTAGTCAGTATCGTAATAGTCGCCCAAGCTTGGCATATCGCCATATGAACTATACTTAGCAATAATAGTCATCTTTGGTTGCCCTATTCTCTCAACTGTATTTTGTTGTCTATTAGCAAAAGCAAGGAAATCAACGTATGAGGTGTCTTGGTTGTTGATTAGCACGCTTTTATTTGTGAATGCAGTATCTTTATTGGCCATCAATTTAACGGTGTCTAGCGCCTGGTATTCAATCTTGAATACGAAGTTTAAAACATCAGCGTTTGACAAATTGCTGCCGATATCAACGCTGGTTGCGTCATAATAAGCGTTCCTGAACACATTTCTAATGGCGTTAGGACTATTTAAAGCAGGAAGCCAAGTGCTTTCTTGGTAACAAAGGCCGTCGATTATGTTAGTTTCTCGCACATAGTAAAGGTGAGAACGCTTATAATCGCCTTGAATATTTTCTGTTGAATTAGAAGGTTCTAAAAGGTCATAAGCACTCTTCTCAACTACATAGTTTGTGATATCAGCTTCAAGTATGTCAAAACTAAAATCAACAATACAGATTCTCGCTATGACTTTTGTGATTTTATCTATCGGTTTTTCCAAGATTAGCTTGGCGTTTGAGGTGGTAACGATAGCGTCAGAGTCAGTCTTAGGCGTAATCCACTCAACAACCCTTGTATTTGTGTTGTCTTGGAACGCGTTTTGCACTTCTGCTTCGATTTTATTGGCATATTCTTGAATATTTTGTTCTTCTTCAACTTCTGAAAGGTCATCATCACTGATTGCTGAGCCTTGAATGTTCAAATCAAGGTAAGAAATCGTTGAAAAGTCGGTCATTGTTACGACTGCGTCAACTTCTGATAGCAAATCATTGAAGACTTCAAACAAAGTCGGTCTATTCCACTGCAATTCCGGGCATATAACGCCTGTTGTAAGGGCTATAAGTTCGGCTGATAGCGTATAATCCGGCGCGTATATCTGCATATACTGGCTTAATTTGGTATAAATATCAAACTTTGTGCCAGTCAAAGGCTGTGTAATCTTTCTATTTGGTAAGACTATTCTCTGTAATTGAATAGTTGGGCTTACTAGATTTAAGGTGTAATTGTATTGTTTAGGTGCGTGAAATCTTGAAGTCGTGCGTTTAATGTCTGCGACAAGCATGTATTTTGTGAATGCTGTATCGCTGATGACAACTTGATCCATTGGTTCAATGCTTAAAACTGTTGATTGCGGAATGATAAGCATACCGATATCAAGATTTTCATTAAGTTTCTCATTAAAGATTATTCCTGGCTTGTAACTAATGCTTGAGCCGTTTAAAGTAACATTCATCGCTAATACCTACTTCCTTTGATAGAAATAGCTCCAGCTCTCTCTCTTGCTAACGCGATATCTTGTCTTGCTCTTGTCTGTGATACTAGACTATTGCCGACATGCAAGAGATATTTAGACGCAACGGCTATTGCTCCCACTGGTCCTGTTGCGATTAAGGCAATATCAGCGCCAATAGATAATGCGGTATTGATACCGTCTGCCATTGCATAATTGCCAGAGAGTTCTGCGTATTGATTTACGCCTTGTAAGATGATTTGCTTGCCAGCTGAGATTAGAGCTGCGTTAACTGCTTGATTTTGAAGAGACGACTTGCCGGGTTCTCTGTCTGCTTGCGGAGCTTGTGGCGTAGGCGCTTGGCCTTGACCGGTTTCCGACTTCTTGATAATGATATCTATTTCTGGCATGGTCTCACCCCTTTACTTAATGAATGTCAATGCTATAACTGGAAGTTTTGAGTTCTCGGAGTCTAAAGAATAACTGTGGAGTTTCATTGAATAAGTTTCTTCAATGTCATTGTCGGAATAAGTCAGAACTATTGTGAACGCTGTGTCTTTATCGAGCGTTCCTTGTCTTATTCTGCGCGCTTTAAGGCATATATCATTGTTGCGATTTATCATGGTGCAAGTGAATTGCAAGATACTTCCTTTGATGTTTGTGCTATTGATATAAACCGCGTTTTTCGGTTGTGAATCTTCTAAGGTTGTGTAACTGAGTTTCCTCATCGTAGTTTCATAAGAATAAGTGTCAATCTTAACTGTTTTAATCTCTGAGACATTGCTAGATATAATCAATGTTCCGTTGATGACGATTTGATTTTGTGGGTATGGTCCGCCACCTTGAAATTGAGATAAGACCGTTGGCGTTGAATAATATTGCATTACATACTCTAAGTCGTCCCAGAAAGAAACGTTCGTATAACCGCGAGCAAATGCGTCTGCTAGCGTTTTAGCAGCTGGTATGTCAGGGCTATAGATATTGATTTGCACCGGTTGGATTTGGCTGTCTAAATAGTTAGCACCACCGCCAAGATATTTAATAACGATTACTGTATCTTCGCCATTGTAATTGTAATTGGATTCTTCCGTTACTTCGTAACCGGTAAAAATGCCTTGTAAATACTCAAGATAGTTCATATTGGACGTTACCTCCTACCACTTCAGATATTTGTTGCAACACTCTTTCAACCCATTGGTAGTTTCTTATTTCCTTTGGACCGCGTTGTCTATTGTAGTTAACTGCTTTGGCGTAGTCATAACCGGCTCTTGGGCCTGATATGACAATCTTCCAATAATCGCCATAATCTTCAAGGCTGATGTTGTTGAGCATATTCCTGGTATCAACCGGACAATTCGCCAAAAGCGTTGTATAAACTAACATATAGAATTCTTCGCCCATTTTATCGCCTCATTGTTATGATTGTTGATGTTGAATGTCTCGCATATGGTTTAGCGTCATCGTCAATGTCTTCACTGACAACTTCTTCGACTAGGTAAAGCAAGCCATCGCCACCATAAAGAACATAATCGTCAGGAACTAGATCCGGAATGAAATCTGTAGTGATAATCTTTGTTCTAGTTTCAATATGTCTTGTTGAACCATGAACAACAACACTTTTCTTGGTTGGTTCAAAGTCAGTTGAATAAAATATGCCTTTCATATCGGCTTCTGGAGACAGTTTCATATTATTGACATAACTAGCCTTGTAATACTTGTTTCTGTCTCTGCCAGCGCGTTTGGTTCTTAAATCTATAGCCATGCGCTGAAATACCTATCTTCTTTGGCTGGATTTATCATTGCGTTATTATGTAATTCTTCATAGGCGCTGTCGGCTAGTTTCCAAACACCTTTGTCGATAATATATTCCATTTGATACAGCAATGCCTGTTTAAAGACATCATCGTCCCAGTTGTCGTCTTTAATAGTGAAGTCGGATTTTAATTTATTGATAAGCCAATTTTGCACACGTCTGATGAAGATATCTGCAGCTTTAGTAGGATTGTCAGTGTTAGCGGACTTGAGTTCAATGTCCAAATCAATGCCCGTGAAGTTTAAATAATCGTCCTTGTCGACGTAATTTGTAGTTGCTACATATGCCATGATTTTCACCCCTTATTTTTTAAAAAAGATAAGGGCAAGGAATAATCCCTGCCCTTTATCTAGTTAGTTATTTATGCTAATGTGCCATCAACCAATCTTACAGCAAGTGCGCTTCTCAATACTTTGACACCGTAAAGAATATCAAATGAGATAACGTCATATTTGTAAGTAGGGTTGTAGTCGAATACTACTCTAACGCTTAGGCCGTCAGCGGAAGCGATAGCTGCTTTAGCTGCGCCTTGAGGAACTGCTAAAGGTCTGTTAACAAATGCAACTGCGTCTTTGTGGAATGCTAATGATGAGCCGTTTCTTACGATAGGGCAAGCGATAGCGCTAACGCTTGCTGGGAATGCTGGAGCTACTGCCATTGAAGTTTTTCCTGATGACACTAATGTAACCGCTTCAGTGAATCTATAAAGTTTTCCGTCATAAACGAAACCATCACCGATTGCGAATGTAGCTGTTGCTGCTGAACCGGCAGTCAAGTCAACTTCACCTGCGTCAGATGAAGAAGCAACAGTGATTGTGCCAACTGCTGATCCTGATGTAGTTGCTGTTGAAGTTGGTGTGTTTTGGTCCATGAATGTGTCCATACCGAATACTGGACCTAATTCATTACGTCTTAACATGTCGTTGTCGCCAGCGTAAGAGCCTTTGATGAGGTGGTCTAATTGACCATAAACATATTTGTGATGAGGAGACATAACCAATGAACGGTTAGATTTAGGAGCTTTTGCAATGTCTAATGCTTTAGACATGCTACCAATGTCTGCCAATGTTGTAGGAGTAGCTGCTGTTCTTAAAACTGTTGAGCCTGCTCCACCGAAGATTGCGTTAGCGATATCTTGGTCAACTGCTTCGCCCAATGCTGCCATAGCCGGTGCGATAACTTGATTTGAGAAATCTTTGATTGATAAAGACCATTCTTTGGAAGTCATAACTACTGATACATCTTTGAACTTGTTAAGTGCAACAGGAACATAAGATTCAGTAGTGTCTTGAGTGGTGATTGTTGAAGTGAAATCGTAAGCGGTCAATGTTGCCGGAACTCTTACGTTAACTGTATCGCCGATGTTGTTGACAAACTCTTTTGAAAAGTCTGTGTGGACTAAGTCCTTGTATACGCAGTGATTGCGTAAAATTGCTAATCCTTCATTCGCCACCATTGTAGGTGTAATGAGTGTATTACTTGAATAAGCCATGATTTAATTCCTCCGATTATTATTTTTTATTTTTTGGTTGATAGCGGTGTGCCATCAATATCATGTGTCTTTCTGAGCTTTAGATACTCTTCTGAATCGGTTACCTTAGATAAGTCAACCGGTCCGTTGCCTTTAAGGTTTAAAGAACTGTTGACTTGCTGGAAGTTTTCGGCTCTCATTTTTGGATTAGAGTTTAAGAACTCAATAGCTGCAGTTTCAAAGTCATCACCTTCGATTTTGGTTAACGCATAATCTACGAAGTCGGAGTCAAACCCTAAAGTCTTGAGATGGAGTTTTTTGTTGCTAGATAGCGTTTCTTCATATTTCGACTTGATGTCGTCATAATCTTGATACTGATCTAACTTGGAAGCTCTTTCTTTCAATTCTTCATAATCTGCATACTTTGCAGTATCAGCCTTGAGTTGGTCTCTTTCAGTCTTAATTTGTTCGTAGTCAGCAAACTTATCAATCTGCTTTGCTTTTTCGTTTACTTCATCAAACCTGGATTTAGGTATGAAGTTCTCTTGAGTTTCGATAACGACATTCTTGTCTTTCAAAACTTCTTCTAATTGAGCGTATAATTCTTCACTCAGCATTTCTTTCAATTCTTTGTTGATAACCTTAATCATGTTACAATCCTCCTTCGTTTTTTTACGAGAACGACCTCGAATTGGATTCAGCACTCTTTCGCTTGTGCTATGCGCAAATTGTTATATAAGAACCTTGCGGTTTTATAACCTTAACTGTATTTCGCTCCTAAATCTGTCAATAGGACTTTCCTTGTTTCTCTTCGATAATCTCTTTCAAGCTGCGGATTAGCCTTGATAAGTTCTCTTTGGCGTGCTTGCCACTGGCTAACCATTACTCTGTCATGCTTGTTGTCATAACCCAGTTGCTTGTTGGCTTCAGCTCTTGCCTTGAACTTCCTTATCATTCGCTCGTTGTAACGCTGCTCTTGAGTGAGTTGGTAATTCTTGTCTTTGTATGTGCCGCGCTTGAGCTGCAAAGACCTTAACAAGTATTCTTTTTTTGTTACATTTTCTTTTCTTGTTATAGACGGCAACCCTTTGCCAAACGATAAGTCTTGGCCATAAGACACAACTTCATTTGATTGAAGAGCCTGGTCTATTGATATCGGCGTAAGCGTATGTCTGCAATTTGGTCTTGTTGTCAGATAGACTGGTTTATCTCTAACCCACTGAACGCTCTTTAAACGCTCTTTAGCAATGAATTGAGCAATACGCGCCTTGATATCTTCGTTGAGATTAAAAGACTTGTAGCGCTCATCGTAGTAGATTTGCCCTTGATAATCAGCGTGGTCGTCAGCACTATCGCCAAAGAAGTTCGATAAATAAAAAACAACTCCAGCAGCTTTGCCACTTTTGAGTTGTTGTTCGCCTATTTCTTGTTGCATGGTTGTTCTGACATTCATTTCCATGTATTCTTTATAGCCGTAGTTCCTGCCGTTAACCTTAATCGGCAAAGCGTTGTTGATACCTCTTTGCGTTTGCTCAAAGATAGCTTGCTGCAAAGGGATTGTTTTTGTCAAACGTTTGACATTAGCCTCAGCCTTGATGAATTCTCTCATTGCGCTACCGACAAGCAGTTTGCTCATCTTCTCGTTTTGCTCGGTCAAAGGTTTCTTATTTATGCCTACAAGGTTGCTCGCTCTCTCAGTAACGAGATTAAGCATTTCATCAGCTTTGGCTTTGATTACCTTTAACTGTTTCAATAACTCAGGGCGGTTCTTTTGATTTTTGATTGCCAACTGGACTTCAAGCTTGAATTGGTTTTCGGTCGCTTCGTAAAGCTCTCGCATTGTTTGGCTAATTTCATCAATCATTATTCAACAACTTCCTCTTCTTCTGGTTCTTCAACTTCTTCGATGTCGCCCTCTGCTGAATTGTATAAGTCAAACGTATCGCCGGTTGTTACTGCTTTCTTGATATATTCAATGACTTCTTGTTTGTTTTCTACTTCGCCATAGACTTTATCAACGAACATTTCTGGAGTGATTGCTCCAGCGACTAAAGCCGGTGTATATTTGTCAATGAGTTCATAATGGAAATACTCTCTCACTTTGTTTTTTGCTGTGTCTTCATCTTCGCCATACCACTTCATGCGGTATTCTTCTTTGCTGAGCAAGCCGGCTGCAACGTCTTCTTTGTCCCGTTTCATCTGCGCTTCTTTATCTTCGATGATTGAATCGTCAAACAATATCTTGATTTCATCATCGTTGATTTTGCCTAAAGGCTCATCAGTGAATTCGTTTGAAGCTTGAATGATAACCTTTGTCAAGTTCTTGAGAGCGTCTTCGATAATAATTTCATGCTTCTTCAAGTTTCTGAACAGGGTTGAGTTCTCACTAATAACTTGAGTCGCGGTCATATCGCCGCCACCGTCAAACTTAAAGAAGTTTTGGCCTAAGCCACATTTCATGCCAAGATAATTGAGTTGTGCGTTAATGCCTTCGATAATTTGCACTGAGCGAATGTCTGATTGCTGCTCGGTGATATGTTGCTTACCGTCATCGTCTGTTGGCAAGAAATAGAATTGAGTGTCTCGCGGATCAAATGACTTAATTCTTTCGCCTGTTTCAATGTCGACTCTGTAAGCCTTAGACGATAAGAAGATTCTCTTTCTTCCTAGAACGTATTCTTGATAGAATGAGTCATACTTGCTGTCAAGGTCTTTAAGCGAGTCAATGCTATTGGCGTAAACTGATATACCTAGTTCGTCATCGGTCAGTTGGTCATTCAAGTTGTTTGCGATGTTTGGTTGCAACAGTTGAAACCACGCTACTTCACTCTTGGTATTGAACTCATACCTCGAGATGATGTTCTTGTCATCAAACATGTAGTTATGAATAACATACTTGCCGTTCTCTTTGAGATGAACCACTAAGTTTGTTGAGTTTGTATTTCTTGATTCAAAGGCGCACTCTGTCAAGACACCGTTTTCAATCGTGATTGGGTGTATCTTGAAAGCGTCAATGTAATCTATGCCAATCTTGCCGCTCTTTTTAACTGAGCCTTTGTCGCCTATCTCCAAGCCGTTGACATTAACGACTAAAGCACCATAGCCCAGAGCGAATGATTTCTCTAAACCGTTGTTTGCTTTATACCAGAAGTTCGTCCTGTTCAAGATTTTATCGAACTTGTCTTTGATAGCCTTAGGCAAGATGATGTCGCATTTCTCGTTGAGCAATAAGTCAGCCCACTTCTCACAGATGAACTTTGCCATTTGCATTGACTTCATTGAGATTTCAATATTGGCTTCACCGTTGAAGATGCAGTAATTGTGGAAGTCTCTGACATTGCCACGATACCAACTTTGCCAAGTATCTATGTATGGAGACCTGGTCGGCAGTCTCTTGCCACCAGTTAGTTTTTGTAGTATATCTCTTACGTTCATCGTAGACCTCCTTTATCAATCAGCACATCTGTGAACTCTTCTACTGCATATTCGCAAGCGTCCAGTGTATCTATATCGGTTGAGCCATCATCGAGCCTTGAGTCAGCGTGTTTAGCGTCCCAGACTGCGTTTGATAATGCTCTTATGAATGTTTTGCTCTGTCTTGTTACTTGCAAACGGTTTTGACCGATTAGTTTCAAGAACAGTTTAATTCTGTCAAGGATTTCTATCTTCCTTGCGTTTCTGATTTCAGTGTGCAAATGATACTTTGCGGCTGCTATCTTCAAACCTCTGATAAGAACTTGCTCAGCTGAGTCGGCTCTCGTAACAAAGGCTTTGTTGTATTTGTCGTAGACCATTTGGCAGAACTCAATGTAGAGCCTGTCAAGTATCTCAGGCGTTAAGTCTCTGACTATGATGTCGTAAGGTGATGGATTCTTGAATTGCTGGTCAACGTATCTTGCTGACTCAAGGATTGTTATCTTGTCAAAGCCACTGAAGCCAACTGCCACGAAGCTCGTTCCTGAACCAGTGCCACCAAAGTCAACGCCGACTTGCACGAATGTCATATCGCTTGGTGCTTTGTCAACGATGTAATTGTCCGGATTATCTGCGAACTTCCTGTATATGATTCCCTCAGCCTTAACCCATTCGCCTTTAATGTAGCGTTGATAGAACACACCCTCATACATTGACTCATAACGCTTCTTGATGTTGTCGGTCAATGATGGATTGTCTTCCATTGTGAAATGCAAATACAACGCTCGCATTTGTTCGGTCTTCTTAATCCAGGAATTGTAGAACCAATGATTTGGATCTTCAGGGTTACAGTTGAACCAGAACAATGAACCATCAACGGAACAACGTCCTGTCGCTTGATTAACAAAACTCTCAGGCATTAAAGCGACTTCATCAAAGAACGCTCCGGCTAAGGTAACCCCTTGAATAAGTTGGTAGCTTGACTCATCTTTACCACCGAATATGTAAAAGTAATTTGTTTTGTTGCCACGCTTGATTGTTAATAAACTGTCATTCTTGACATAGTTCATATTGTATTCAGTATGAAAGTATTGTATATTCCAAAGCACTTTGATTAAGTTTCTTTCAGCAACCTTGACCGTTTTACCGCATAATGCGAATGATGATTTGTTGAAGTTCGACATAGCCCAGTTGATATAGCCGATAAGCATTGCTACTGTTTTGCCGGAACGGATTGAGCCGTCGGCGATTAAGGCTTGAAACTTCTTTTGCATATATGGAAACGACAGTATCTTTAATTGCTTTTCGCTAAAGCCCACTTCCATAGGTTAATCCTCATCTTCCTGTTTGCTATTGACATGAAGTAATATTGATTTGGTAATTGGATCAGGTTCATTGTCTCCGCCAGGTGCTGCGTCATCTCTTTGTTTTTGTCTCCAAGAGTCTTTGCGGCGATTATTAAGCCAAATTGCTTGAGCTGTTGTGTCTGGCTCTTTAAATCGCTTTATTGTTTTTGTTTCTGTAACTGCACCATCTTTGTCCGAGTAACGTTCTAAAGTATAGACTTCATCGTAATAAAAACCGGTTGCGTTTTTGAATAAAGCAGCTTCAACTTGAGCGTCAGCTTCATCGCGGGTTTTTAAAGCGTCGCTAAACTCGGCGTATTGCTTTTTGTATCTATAAAACGAATCTTTAGCAATTCCAAGCTTAACCATTATCTCGTTATCTAATGCGCCGTTCCTTGCCCAATCAGCTATTAAGTGCAGTTTCGGTTTAACTTTCCAATCATAAACACTCTTTCTTCCACCTATTCCTTTTCTGCTCTTGTTGTTTGTTTTTGGCTTTATATTCGATTTAGTTTTATTTGGTTCATTAAGTTGTTGCTCAGCTTTCTTCGCCATTAAAACCACCGTCTTCTTTTTTTCTAAAATCTTCTCTTAGAATCTCTTCTCTTTAAAACCTAAAAGCAGCTAAACAAAAAAAAGACTTCTTCAAAATCAAAGTCTTTTGTCTTAATTACTGCTTATATAATATAAATACTCTTTTAAATACTTAATATATAATAATTAGTAAATATATAATATATATAAGAACTAATGGAAAATGCTTTCCTTCTAGAGAGTCGAAAGGAGTTAAGAGCTCTCTAGAAGTTTAGGAGAAAGTATGGAATAAAGAACATTATTTTTCCAAACAAAAAGGAAGCGCTGTTTACACACTCCCTTTACAATATCATTATATCACACCGTTTTTAAAGTGTTACTACTCTCTTACTACTTAGTTATTGTTGGCCTCCTGAGCGAAGGCTTGGTCCTTGAAAAGATTGTTTAATTCCGTCTTGATATTCCAGATGGTTTGCATTTCATAATTGCCGATTTCTTCGCGAATTTGCTCGTTGGTCTTGCCGTCAATATAACTCATGATAAAGATTTTTAATCTTAAATCCTTTTTGTTTCTGGCAGCTAGCCTTGTCAGCATTCGGTTGCCTAAATGTTTCAAGGATTGTAACGTTTCTTTCTTCTCGCTAATAATGCTGGTGTATCTTTCGATTAGTTCCGATAGTTCAGCAATCCGATATAACACTTGTAAATCGTTAGGCCTCTTTGATGAACTTTGAACCAATGGCTGATCGTAACTGACACCTCTTACTTTCGGTGGCTCTGATATGTGAATCAAATGCGCTCTCTCTGATATATAGTTATTTAATATAGTAGTATTGCTATCAATCTCAAAGATAATTCTATGAACATTACCATAATAATCAAATGCCATCTTAAGCCACCTCAGTTTCTTTCGGAACTTCTTTTGCTTCAAGTTCCAACTTGATTAGAGCTACGATCATTCTGTCTAATAGCGAACGTTGTTTCGATTTTAACTTTGAATAATTTATTTTGAGTTTGTCGCAAACGTCTTTAGTCGTTTCCTGGATTAAGATTTGCGATTCTTTCGATATGTTCCTCGTGGTTATGTTCTTCATATTATGACTCCCCCTCCTTCTTTGCTTTAGCTTGCGTTTGTTCCGATAAATAAGGTTCTGGGTAAATAGGCGCTTTCTCTGATTTAACATCGTAATGGAACTTTGAGAAGTCTAATACTTCCAGAAGCTTCATATATTGTGATTCAGTCAAGGTTATTCCGTCCCATTGATGATGATTGGATATTTCATTGATTTTTATCATAGGTTAGTCCTCCTCATCGCATAACGCCGTGAACGAAACGACAGTGTATAAATCAGTTCTTGTGTATTGAGCAATATGCAACTCAACGCCATCTTTGTAAACTCGTGTTCCGCTTTTGTTCAACTCATAAAATTGTTCTAGTGTCATTATTCTTTCACCTCTTTAGGTAATTTTCAAAACATTATCTTTAACTCAACACTTCTATTACTTTGTTAATTAAATCAGATAATTCTTCATCAGCGACATAGTGACTTTTATAAACGTCAAGTAAACCTAATAATTCTTTAACTTCTTTCTTCAATTCTTCAAGTTCCGTGAGGGATTGTTGTATCTCATCGATGACTTTTTCATCCGCTGTAATAG